TGTTCCTTCTGGTAAGGCAGGTCTTGGTCTTGCATTGTCCGATGCTCTTTCTGCATACGGTGAGGTTTCCTTCCAAGGTTCTGGTGATGACAACATCGATCGCGGATATGGCACGAAGGCAGGTCTTAAGTACTCCTTCTAGTATCGTTGCTATATAAAATAAACCTAGGGGATCTAAGGGTCCCCTTTTTTATTCTCCCTACTCATGCTAATGAACTTTGCTGTTTACACTCGTACTGGTTGTCCTTACTGCACTAAAGTAAAACAAGTGCTTGAAGGAAAAGGTTATTCTTTCAGAGAATATAAATTAGGGGTTGACTTTGAACGCGATGCGTTCTATAATCAATTCGGTAACGGTTCTACCTTTCCTCAGGTAGTGCTGAACAGTACTAATCTTGGTGGTTGCACTGAGACTGTACAATACCTCCGTGAAAACAATCTTATCTGATAATGGATGAATTTTATGATCTTGTTGAGCGATCTATTGATTGCGCCTTTGAAGAAAACAAATTTTACTTTCATGCTTATGACTATCTAAAGTCTAACAAGATCAAGAGGAAAGAGATAACTGAGTTTATTGAATCCTCTACCGCTGATACAATCTCACAACTGTGTTATGATTTAGAAGCGTACATTAAGGGTGGATCTGATTCTGATCATCGATTCATTCGTGAAGCGTATGGTCACCTTGGTAAACCAAAGGCACGAAAGATCAAAGACTATTTGTATCGCATCTTACAAGATGCTTGGCAATATGAAAGAGATCGTAGACCAGGACGCAGGAAACCTTCTAAATAATATCAGTTTAACTATAGGAGGTTGGTTTCCATATAAACACTTTTACCTAAGGAGGAAACCATGCTAATCGCACTAGCAGTTCTTGTTACCATCGGTGCATTCTTTCTGGGAATCACTGTATCATGGTTGGCAAAAGGATACGTTGAAGATTTTATCGAAAACGCTGCCTATGCCAAGTCTGTGACACACCCTGAGATGCTTGATGAAGACGGTAACATTCTACATGATGAACTTATCTACGTCAGACCAACATCACCTTGGGACATCCAAGATCTTGACGATGACGAAGACGATTGATTTCATTATACTAAAATCATTATGGCAACACGAAACATGGATAACAGCAACCCTAGGTTGCTGATCAGTGAGGTACTGAGAAAAGTATCTAACGCAAAAACAAAAAAGGAGAAAATAGAGATTCTCCATAAGCATAATAGTCAGGCACTCAGGTCAATCTTGATCTGGAACTTCGACGAGAGCGTGGTCTCCATGCTCCCAGAAGGTGATGTACCATACACACCTAACGATGCTCCTGTAGGAACCGATCACACTCGCTTAGAGCAAGAGTACAAGGGTCTCTATAGGTTCGTCAAGGGTGGTGCTGATAAACTACCTGGTCTGAAAAGAGAATCTCTATTTGTTCAACTATTAGAAGGACTCTCTGCTGAAGAGGCAGAACTTATTTGTCTTGTAAAAGATAAGAAGTTGAGTTCCAAGTACAAACGCATTACTAAAGCAGTGATTCAAGAAGCATTTGATCAAATCGAGTGGGGGCAAAGAAGTTGAAAGTTCTTCATGAGAACTGTGACAAAGAAAAGGCAAACGATACTTCGTTGCCTTATACTGCCTACCTTGTAACCTATAAGGTAGATGGTAAAGAACGTTATGATATTTCTATTTGCCAGAAGGCAGTAGAACTATTTGATTATTATTATGACCTCTACAAGAAAGACTTTGTAACCTTTGCTCAGACAAAAGGTAACGTAAACCCTAAACTGTGGCAGGATCCCACTGAAAAGAAAACCGCTAAGAAAAAGAAAACCAGATGAATGTTAGTTTGATTTCGGTCACTCCCGATGCGGAGAAGACTATTGGTTATGTAGCACGAGTAAGCAATCCAAAGAATCAGGATAACCCTAAGGTATCAGGGTTACTGAAGTACTGTATTAAGCATGGTCACTGGAGTGTTTTTGAACAAGCGTTCATGACTCTAGAAATTTTTACGACGAGAGCAATCGCTGCCCAAATTTTAAGGCACCGTTCTTTCACATACCAAGAGTTTTCACAACGCTATGCAGACAGTACTCTTCTCGGTGGAGTAGCATTACCGAAACTCAGACGACAGGACGATAAGAATCGTCAGAACAGCATCGATGATGTTGATCCTTTCTTAGTTCAAGAGTATGATATTAAGATGCGTAAGGTTATCGATGATGCCTTTGCACTTTATGAAGACATGCTCTCTCGCGGTATTGCCAAAGAGTGTGCTAGAATGATTCTACCTTTGTGTACACCTACCAGAATCTATATGTCAGGATCTCTTCGATCTTGGATGCACTACATAGAGTTACGATCTGGTCATGGTACACAACAGGAACACATGGACATCGCTAACGAATGTAAGCAGATCTTTGTGGAACAATTTCCTATTATTTCAGAAGCAATGGAGTGGAACTAATGCCTACTTACCCAGTAAAAAACAAAGAAACTGGAGAGACAAAGGAACTCTCCATGACAATGAAAGAGTATGATCAATGGCGAAAGGATAACCCAGACTGGGATAAAGACTGGTCTGCGGGTGTTGGTGGTCATATGTATGGCACACCTAAGATGGATGATGGTTTCAAAGAAGTCATGTCCAAAGTACAAAAAGCACATCCTCGTTCAAACTTGAGTCGATTCACCTAAATTATGGCAAGAGCAAGAAAAGGAACTAACGCTCCTAAAACTTTTCCTAACGGTATGTCTAAGAAGCATATGAAACGTAAGAAACCTATCGATTCATCATACATGGTTCCTGTTAAACCATTAACAGACAACCAGAAGACTGCCTTTGCACAGTACAATGAAGGTAAGAACCTTCTGCTTCATGGTGCAGCAGGTACAGGTAAAACTTTTATTACCATGTATCTTGCTTTACAAGAAGTACTTGACGAATCTACACCTTATGATAAAATATACATTGTAAGGTCTTTAGTTCCTACTAGAGAGATCGGTTTCCTTCCTGGAGACCATGAAGATAAGAGTGCACTTTATCAGATTCCATACAAGAACATGGTTCGATACATGTTCAGTATGCCTGACGATAATTCATTTGAAATGCTTTATGACAACTTACGAGCGCAGGAAACTATTAGTTTCTGGTCTACAAGTTTTATTCGTGGTGTTACTCTTGATAACGCTATCGTCATTGTAGACGAGTTCTCCAACTTAAATTTTCATGAGTTGGATTCAATGATCACCAGAATTGGTGAAGACAGTAAGATTATGTTCTGTGGTGACATCACCCAGACTGACCTTACACGAGAGAATGATAGGTCTGGTATCTCAGACTTCATCAAGATCTTACAAGAGATGAAAGAGTTTGCATGTATCGAGTTTGATATCAATGATATCGTTCGTTCTGGTCTTGTTAAATCTTATCTCATTAGTAAATACAATCTTGGATTTTAATGTTTGACTTCGTTAAAGTAGACTTCAAAGAAATAGAAGTTGAACCTGTGAATGATAATGGCGTTCGCTATTATAAAATACCTGATACTGATAAATACTTTCCAAGTGTAACCTCAATCACATCGTTTCAGAACGCTCAGTTCTTCAAAAAATGGAGAACCAAAATTGGTGAGGACGAGGCAAATCGTATCACTGCACGCGCAACACAGCGAGGCACAACCTTTCACAGTATTACCGAAGATTATATCCGAGGCAAACTAAACATCGATCAGTACATGGACAACAATCCATTGGCAGTTCGTATGTTTCAATCAGCAAAGTCTACACTAAACCGTATCTCAAACATACACTGTTTAGAGACTTTCCTATACTCTCACTATCTCGGACTGGCAGGACGTGTTGACTGCATTGCTGAGTTCGATGGCGAGTTAGCAGTGATCGATTTTAAAACTTCATCTAAAGAAAAGAAGGAAGATTGGATTGAACATTACTTTGTTCAAGAGACTGCATACGCAGCAATGTTCCTTGAAAGATCTGGAATCGAGGTAAAAAAAATTGTCACACTCATTGCCACTGAAGAGGGAACTATTCAAATATTTGAGAAGTACAATCTTGATGACTATTTACAGTTACTCAAAACCTACATCTCTGAGTTCGTCGCTTTCCATAATGGTTGATAAAGTACTATCACAAGATGGTAAGAAGAAGTCTGCCAAGTCCTCAACTGAGGATAAGTTTCTCACACCTACTAAGTTTTCTCAAGAGATTGAAAGACTGGTGAAGAGTAGCAGTGGTCTAATTACTTACATCGAAGCAGTAGTTACATACTGTCAGGAAAATGAAATCGAAATCGAGACGGTTCCAAAGTTATTATCCAAACCACTCAAGGAACGCTTGAGGCATGAGGCACAACGTCTCAACTACATGAAACAAACTTCTAAGGGAGTGTTACCACTGTGACAGGGTTTGAAGTTTACAAAACTTACCTAGCACTTAAACAACACTTCACAAGAAAAGATTACGACTACGAAAAGTATCGAGGTAAAGTTCGCGCTTCCGAACAATCTTTTGAGCAGCGACTGGATCGATACTTCTTTAAAAAACTAGCGGTGAAGTACAAAGATCATGAAGTCTTTGATTACTTCATCGCTAACTTTTTGGAAACACCCAGAGGGTACATCAAATCATTTAGTGTGGAGACCTACACACGATGGAAAATTGATCGAGAGTCTTTGACTTATAAATTTAAGGAAGACGTGAATGTTTTACTAGATGATCTTGATGCACCTTATGAACAATCTTTTGAAGACATCTTTAAAGCAAGTAAAGGTAATCATCCTCCACTGTTAAAGAGATACTATGCTAGTGAAGTTTCATTAGATACACTAGTCATCTTTGAGAACTGTTTGGGGTACGTTGATAATCTTTCCAAGATATTAGTTGACCCT